TATTGTATCTCCAGATGCTACATCTGCAGAATTCCAAACTAAAGGCATAGATTTTTAATAATCAAATTAACCGACTGTTATTGCCCAGTCTATTGTCAAAGTTTCCGAACTTGTTTTTGTTTTGCTAATCGCTGCTCTTGCATACAACGCACCAGAGTTCGCAGTTACAGAAGCATCATCTCCAAAAAGACCGATCTCTGTTAGAATGTCGTTAGCTTCTGAAGTGTTAAAAAATGTTCTAAATGAAGCCACCAATCCAGAGGCAGATCTTACACTAATCAATTTCCTAATCAATTCTGTTACAAGTTGTGTATCTGTCGCATCCGGAGTATCTCCACCTGTAACTGCACCTGTTCCCAATGCTAGATATGTAACTACACCTTTATTTGTACCCCCGGCTAGTCTGTTAGCCGTAGATTCTTTCCCGGCAGTACAAGAAATATTATGCTTTTCAATAACAAAATCTTCCCCTGTGATTACATTATGGAAGACTGCTTTTACATTTGCTGTTATTTTTTGTGATATGTTTTCCATGGGTATATTATACCATTCAAAATTAACTAACTCCATTCACCGATGTCCCATTGTTCACCATCATCGTATTTGTAAGTCCCCGAATGTGATGTTAAAGTGGGCGTTCCTGCAGTTAATGTGATATTTGCAGTTGCAACAGTATTTAATTCATCTACAACCTCATCACTACTGATATTCAAAGCATTCTTGTTGGATTCTATCAATCCGATTAAGAATTTGATTATTCCTAGTATGTTTGCAGAAGCGACATTTACTGTATATTCGAAGTTTCCGCCTCCCATTGAGTTCGCAACAACGCTTTTAATTATGAAATCCTCATCTACATCCATGTCTGTAACATCTATGTTTATGGTTTGCCCTGCCATGAATCCCGGGGTAGTCGTTACGAAGTTCCCAGATTCAATAGTTTCTGCGTATGCTGAGAGTTCGGCAGAGGCTCTATCTCTAGCTTGTTCTGTTGTTGTAATATCATTGTCAAAAATAGCGTACTCAAACATTCCATATTTTATAATTGAGGCTGTATCTTCCAATGCTACAAGGATAGGGATATCATATTTGTAAGTGAAAGCCATTGCAGTATCGGCAACCGGAGCAGAATCATTTCCACACTCTACATATTTTTCAGCGTAGTTGAGAAGATAATCAAAATCAGCCGGGGCATCTATATTCTTGATTCCAACCGTTTTTGCAACCCCTCCAACTGTCATAGAAAAATCGTGAGGTTTGTCCGGGAGATTAAATACAGTTTGAGTTCCATCGGCTTTCATACCGATTGTTGTAGCATCTGAGAGTTTGCTTCCACCCCTAACATAAACTCGGTTTCTAAGACCACTGTTGTCCTTTGAGATATTAAGATTTTTATAATTTGCACTAGCATCGGTGATATCGAATGGTGCGTTGTTGGTACTAGGATCTAGGTAATGGACATCTTTCAAGTAATCGACATACCAATTTCTGCTAGTCAATTCGCATATCTTATCAAAACATTGTGAGGGCGATACATAGTTGAAAACAATCTGACTAATAGTTACGGCTTCAACTACATTGTTAGTTGTAAAGCTTTCACCGTTACAATAATTGTTCACGATATCTTCGATTATTTCTTTGTCAGTCATATTCTCATATGATTCAACGACTAACTGTCGATCTAGTGAACGATTCCAATCTACACAAGATACAACCCAAACAATAGCCCCCATGACTATTCTCTTCGGTATGATTTTGAGAATTTGTCCCCCAAATATTACAACAGAATCTTGGTCAGTGATTAGAATTTCCTCATCACAAGATGGGATAGCTAACCCGTCCCGAATCTCCAAATTAAAACTAGCCGTAGATGGAGCCGAATCTGAGGAATCTGTAATTTTCAAACTTCGATTAACGACATTCTTGGTTCTATCAACATTGTTAATCTTTAGTGTATAACTAGCCATATGTTCTTTTATTGGTTCTCAATTTACCTATGATCGCATCTCCAATAGATTCTGCGTATTCTTGAGCAACCTCTGGTGAAGAAATACTCGCACCGGATAAGTCTACATTTATGCTAGTCATACCTGCAATTCCTAATCCCATTGCAGAAGCGTTAAGAGTTGGATTTATAACAGGATTTATAGTTCCGGTTACAATATCATTCATGCCATTCATTGCACTTTCTACCAAACCAATGCTTCCTCTGATACCGTTTGCTATTCCTGCACCGAGATTGAATCCTACTTGTTTTTCCATTACTTTAGATGGTGAAGCTATTCCAAATAACTTTTTGATGAAACTTGTAACATCTCCCACCCAACCGGACAATTTGTCTTTTATCCATGTAGCAGAATTCTTGATTCCTTCCCACAAACCGGCGATTAAATCTTTTCCAGATTGCCACATAGTTCCCACATTATCTCCAATTCCTTTGGCAATAGCTTCGAGGATTTGGGGTATCATGGCTACGAGTTTTGGTATTGCCACAACAAGTCCCTTAATCAATGCTACGATTATCTGCAATCCTGCAACAATGATCACAGGGAGAAGAAGTATAATAGCTTTCACAATACTTTCGATAATTGTAGGAATATAATCTATCAAGGTTGGAATTGCTTCCACCAATCCATTTATTAAAGCAATGATTAAGTTGATTCCAGAGGTAATAATCAAAGGGAGATTATCCACGAGAGTTTTTACTAAAAGTAGAATCATGTCAATTACAACCGGGATCAGTTCGGGGAGTGATTGTGTTAAACCGTCCATCAAGCCAACAAGAATACTTATTCCCATTTGTAATATTACAGGGAGCAAAGAGATTACCCCTTTGACTAATGTATCGACTATTGATATCGCAGATTGTACTAGCAAAGGGACATTCGCAGCGATTCCATTAACCAACCCTTGAACTAACTGCATTGCGAGTTCTATTACCTTTGGAAGCTGTTCCATTACTACTACAATGAAACCAGAGATATCAAAACTAGAAAAGATCATATTTACAATATTCACAATCCCGGACAGTATGTTGGGGATAAGCGTTGAGATGTTTGCGAAGACATTTCCAATAGAAGTGCCTAAATTATCAAGAGCATTCTTTTGTATATCAAGATCATCGGAAGCAAACGCCACAAGGAGGTTAGACCAAGAAGCTTTCGCTGCATTAACAGACCCCGTTATAGTTCCAGAGGCTTCTTTTGCTGTTGTCCCGGTTATCTTCGTTTCCTCTTGAATTTTATGGATAGCTTCAATGTATTTGTCGAACCCAATGGAGTTTACATTTTCAGCCGTAGCTTTGAATGTTTTACCCATTACCCCGGAATCGTTGATTAAACGAGCCATTTCCCCTGCTGTTCCTCCATATCCTAGCTTTAGATTGTCCAACATAGTGAAGATACCTTTTGCGAAACCTTGATATGCGAACCTTATAGATTCGATATTAGTCCCGTAGGTATTTGCATTGTCTGACATATCCCGGATAGCAACATCAGATAATTCAGAAGCCTTAACGGCATCTTTCCCAACTGATTGTAGTAAACTTGCAGAAAATCCCGTAACCGTTTCCATATAAACATTTGCACTCATACCGGCAGTTTGAAATGCCTTGTCTGCATTCTCAAAAACTTTTACAGAAGCTTCTCCAAATAGTTTTACAACACCACCTGTAAGCTGTTCGTAATCAGCATACGCTTTCACCGAAGAGGCGACCAATGCGACAATCCCTGTTGAAGCAACCCCAACGGCTGTCAATGCAACCTTTCCGACTTTAGTCATAGCACCTCCAATGCCATCTAATACTTTGGAAGATTTCGTTGCTGTTTCAGAAGCTTTACTGACAACAGTGTCCATCTTATCTTCATAATCTTTTATATTTGCAGTAACTTTTGCTACAACATCTCCTAATTGCATTACTTTACTTTAATAAGTTTAGAATTCTTCTTTAATGCTTTTTTCAATCGGTTCATGCCTTCTCTATCGAACGGAGCATCTAGTGGGGATTCTTTCAGTCCATTGCTCAATTCATTAAAGAGAGTGTTTGGATCCTCTCTATAAGGGTTGTGCATGATTTGTAATGATAGGAGAGCATCACTCCTCTTCCTTTGAGCTATCTGGTCTGACAACATGAGGAAATTACTTAAACATACATTGTTCAAGATATAATCCATTGTCCAACCATACTCAGAGGCGAGTGTATCAATTATTCCGTAGAGCCAGTCCCCTCTTTCTGGATCTCCACTGCCACTTCCGGCTTCTGATACATTTTTATTAGTTCTCCCACTTCTTTTTTTATTGAACTGATATCATTAACCTTTAACACGGCTTTTATAAGAGCAATCATATCAACCAAACCCAAAACTTCGACAACCTCCATAGGTACCAAACTTGTAATACTTACAAAAGTGAAAACTTCGTCTGCTGAAGAAGCTAGCAAATCCATAAGAAGTTTTACATTCTTGGACTTGTCTTGAAAATCTGCTCCACCTAATTTCCCTAGAATGTCTTGGAATAATCCCAAGGTTTTCACTAAGACTTTTAGTGGAACTTCTTTAATCTCATACTCAATACCCCGGAGGGTTACTTTCTCTATTTTTTCAATATACTCCATAATATTAGCGAGGCTTAAAGCCTTCTATGCTAAAGTTAAATACTAGACTGAATCTCCGATAAAGCCTAAGTAGTT